TTTCCAACGCCACGGAAAGCTTGTATCTGAAGACGCTTAGGTCCATGCTGAAGATAGTCTGCGATTGCATATTGTGCTCGTGTTGGTGAGGGCAAATCAAGCTGTCCCCATAGGGCTTGTAGGAACAGCTTAAAGTCTTGTCTTAAGGCGGCTAGGGTATCATTCATTTTTCATACTATTACCAATACCAAGCATTTTAACAGCATTTTCGACGTGACCTGTAGGACCAGTTTTTAGCATTTCAGGAGTCATTGATTTAAGAGGTCTCCAGCCTTGTAACCCTTTAGGTTCTATACCAAACTGTGTTTTCTCAAGCCAAGCATCTCTTGATAAGGTTCTTTTTGACCAATCACTAGCAATTCCTCTTAATGCAGCTGGTCCCCATATTGGAGCAGTTTTCACACCTGCGTAGATAGCACCGATTGCTGCAAGATCAGATAGAGTGTCCTGTTTAGCTTGTCCGCCTAGTGGAGTAAACCCATCTAGATCATTATCTTTTAATAATTTTATTTCATCCTTTGAAAGTAAGTAAGGATCTTCTTTCGCTTTTTGAAGCGTATGATATAATGATTTTTCCATATTAGTATAGATATGAGCGTTTAAATGGATTTAGTATTTTAAGAGCTTCTATTCCCAAAAGACCTGTTCCTATTGCTAACGATTTTAAATTAGGTCTATTAAATAATTTAACATGACCTCCTTGATTAATTATATCGCGAGCTGTTTGTGCTCCTTGTTTATTTATTTCTATCTGTTCAGGTGTTAAAACATTATCTCCTATTGGTTGGTTTTCAGGATTTATTTTCAAGTCTTCTTGAGCTTGTCTTTTATTAGCTTCCTCAGATTTTCTCAGTTGTCTTGCTTTACGAGCTCTTACTGCTCTAGGATTTGTAGAATAGGGTTTACCAGTTCTAGGGTTAATTTCCGTCATACTTATCTCCTACATGAAAGTACCAATTTTTACCCATAAATTTATTTACATGATCAGGGACTTCTAGAAGAGACTGTCTAATTCCATTTGGACCTACTATAGATATAGCTCTATGCATGGCATTAATATCGTTAATTTGAGCTTGGGTAATTTTAGCTGGATCAATAGTACCATTTAGATGTAAGTTTCTTCCACTATCAGCCTCTGCAACTATGAAGCCAACTCTTTCTCTTAAGACTCTTGTTCTATATTGAGTGATATTTTCTAATTTACCATTAGGTAATCTTTTTCTTTTAAAGTTTACACCGTAACTAGCTGCATTAGAAAACTGATGTCCGTGTTTATTAAATATTTCCTTAAAGTTAGGAGAATAAAGTTCAGCGTATATATCACTGATCCTTCCTATAACTTCTCCTCCTGCTGCTCTTCTTATTACTAAGTCACCTGGATTACTACGTCTGCTTATTATTCTTCCATCTAATGGATCAGCTATATCAAGTACCAACCATTTACCTTGATTTTTATTATACCCTACATTCTGATAACCGTTTTTAAGTATAAGTTCAATCTTATCTTTTGTTGTTTTATAAGGCTCACTAAATAACATTCTTAAGTTATGGGCATCACCTCTACTAGGTCCAGCCCAATCAACATTAGCTCCTTTTCTCCAATCTCCATCCCAGAACCAATCTAAACCTTTAGCTACTCTATGTTCAATATAAGGATAATCTGAATACCTTATTATTCTATCAAAGTATTGGTCTGGATTAGTTTCTCTTAGACCCTTCATAAAAGCTCTAAGATCTTTCTTTAATTGAACCAAATTCTTAGCATCAGCACCTTGAATAGATTTGTTTATAATTTGTTGCTCTACATGCTTTAATGGTACTAATTTATAATGAGCATTATCAGTTACCTTAGGATATAGTTTCACTTTATCAGCATTGGATGAGCGTTTAAGTATCCACTTTGCACCGTTATCATCTACAATAAAAGGTTGTCCGTTAAATTTGAAACCTCCCATTAAATGTCGTCTGTCACCGAGCTTAAGACTACCTTCTCTGTATTTATTAGCACTTTCAATAAACTCTTTCAACGAGTTAAGGCTTTCTTCTGATTTAAAAGCTGAACTAACACTAAATCCTGAAACTTTTGTAGAAAATCCTACTCTGTTACTTTTTAAATACTTAACTGCTTCTCTAGGTGTAGGTGTAACACCACCAGAATTCTTTATAGCAAAATAAGTTTTTGCAGCTAAACCATCAGAGAATTCAATGCCATCTGCTGTAAGCCATCTCCCAGTAGGAAGTTCTGTAGCAAATCCATCGAAAGCTTTTAACCATTTTATATCATCAAGATTATTTATCTTTCCTGCACCTCCAAAAGGAGCTAAAAATTCAGCTACTTCAAGGGTACCTTTGGCATAATGAGAATTAACTGGAAAGAAATGATTAATAGTATTACCACCAAAAGTAAAAGCAGCATCTATACCTTCTAATATTTTTAGAAATGTATATCCTGCAGGGTTTAAATCCTTTTCTTCGTTCCAATATTCAAATGTATCTCCAGCATATTGTGCTGCATCAACAAGACCATTATGCTTTAAAGTTTCTTTTACTGGTGGACCCCAGGGTTGCTCATCCATCCAATCCCAATACTTAACAGCATTTTCTCTTATACTTGCTAATGTATTATCACCTAGTAAATTTAAACCTGCATATGTAGGTGATATTTCTCCAGTCCAGGTATTTTCATATGCTGGAGACCCGTCTTTATAGAAATTTTCATGAATCTCTAACCATCTTGGTTGAGTAGCAGGTACTGAATCATTCCTTGCAGGTCGATCATATCTTATACCCAATAATGACTTAGGTGTAATTTCATCAGCTTGGAATATATTATTATTATAAGTTTCTTCTGGCTTCATTAAGAATGTTGGCCAACCAGTAGTGATATCTATTTCTTCTTCTTGGTCAGCTATTACTGGTTGATTGTTTGGATTATCTGGATGTTGTTTAGCAGCCTCAGATAGTTTCTTAGGGTCTTTACCAGCTGCTCTAATTCTTAGATCTGACTCACCATACTTATCTTGATCTGATTTATAATCAGGACCAGGAGCAAAGCCTCCAGTAATAGCTTCCATAGTACTAGGAACTAGTCCCTGTCCATAATGTGATGGCATTAGTCTTTACCTCCCCAGAATTCACCAATACTTTGTCTAGCATCATTATACTGTCTACGATTAAATTCTTTATGAGTCAATAGTTCACCATATACTGCCATAGATTCTGGATGAAAATTCCATGTATTAGGGATTTCTTTAACAGTTTCATTGATATAACTATCTGCTGCACCAACTACAGCCTGAGTTGCTTCTACTTGCAGCTCTGCTCTTTTTACTGCAAGTTCTCCTGTTGTTTCGACAAAATCTTGACCTACTTCAGCAAGATTTTTTAATTGAGTCATTACAGCTTTTGTTATAGGATTATCTTTTACACGTTCAAACCCTTCTTTAAGTAAGCCCCATTGCCATTGTAGTGGATGCTTTACTTCTCCATTTTCATAATAGGTCCAACCAGCAGTTCCTCCAGTAAACCTTTCCATTCTTTTTCTATCTGGTGGCTTCCAACCTGTTTTGGTTTTCTCATCCCAGTAAGGATTATTATCGCTCATTTACGTTTAGCGCCTCCTCTCGCTCTATTCTTTTTGGGTATTTCTAATTGTAGGCGGTTATTCTTATGGGAGACATCTTTACCGCCTTTACCCATAATACCTAGCTGCCTTCGCTTTCTAGCTAATATCTTCCGATACTTTCTTTTAGCAGCTGTACTATTGATTTTCTTTTGCTTACGTTTCTGTTTAGCATAAGATTTCTTGCCTTTCTTAGATTGGTAGTACCTGGAAGTTTTGCCAGGATTCTTAGCCCGTTTTGGCGCCATATAGTCTCCTATGTACTAGGGTAGGATCTACTTTAGGTATTAGTTTGTTTAATTTATCTAGTGGACTACCTTCATAAGCTACTCCTGTGATATCATTTGTCTTAAGCCAATCACATGCAGCTTTTAAGTCTTGAGTAGTAGCCTCGCCACTACGGATTCTCTTAAGAAAATCTTCAGTGACGAGGTAATGTAACTCATTAAACTTATCTTCAGTAGCCTTCTTTGGGAGGACTGATACTTGTTCCATCAGTAATTTCCTTCTAACATTCTTTTTAATTCAAGTTGCCTCTGAATAAACCTGGCGGCAGGGGCTACATTTTTTTTATTTCCTAAGTGTTCTTCTACTGGACCTAATATAGGATTCCCTCTGTTTGTATTGACTGTTGTACTTGATGTACCGTCCTCATTGTATGTTGTTGCCATAATTACTAACTAAATAGTTTAGTTTTTACAATGTTTAATGCTTGATCATCGAGCTTGTTATCAGTTCTTTTAACATAAGCTTCTAGCAAATCAATAACTAGCTTCTTAGTTGATTCTGACTTCAAGAAGGCGAAAAGGATGGGTTTGATGATTAGTAACATGATTATTCTTCAGTGGTAGTGGTTTCTTTAGTTGATGTTTCTTTTTTAGCTAAAAGTTCTTTTCTAGCATGTTCTCTTTGGAAAGAGGGTACATCTGCTAGATAAGCTTCTTCAGCTTCTGTTAATGTACTCATTTAAAAAAATAGGAATCTTTTTTTCTTTTTAATTGGTGGAAGTGAAGCTTCTTGAGCTCTCTGGACTTCCTGTTTAAACGCAGCAATAGGAATGATATCACTACATAGATGATAAATACGAGTGCCAGGACGTATCATAAAACCTTTTGTCTGAAGGTTAGCGCATTCCTTGGCTCTGACTAATTCATAATCTAGAGCCATTTTAGCTTCCTGGCGTGCTGCTATAGACTTACATCTTTCTACAATAGACCCATCAAGTGGGACCATAAAGTTAATTTGGAAGCCCCAGTTTTCAGCTACTGTGTAGCTAGATTGATCCATATGCTCATCATATGGTGTAGTATGATTCCCCATATAGAATGGAGAGAATGTCATAGTACTACCATTACAACTAATATTCGGACCCATTACTTGTCTACTGGGTGCTCCATTGTTTTGAAATTGTACAGCTTGGTTTGTAACGTTACCAGTAGCAGCAGCAACTGGATTTGAGGTATTTTGAACTTCTGGTTCTGCATAAGCAGGTAAGCCTATTGCGAGAAGACAGAGAGCGATGTAGTAGTAGCGGTGGTTTCTATTGTTCTTTCGATTTCTGTTACTTCTAGTACTTGACTGGCTGCTCTTGTTACTATTTCTAGTGAGAAGTCTGAACCAGCTGTTGTTATAGTGAATACTGAATCTGAATCTGCTAGTCCACCTGATGTAGCGGAAGTATGGGTTATATTGTCCCCAGACCATTTGTTTAATGCTGATCCATAAGTTGTTATCGTTATATCCTCTTCTATATCCTGCTGTGTTGTCGTTGTTGAGTTCATCGACCCTTGGGTGAACTGAGGGGTCACTAATTCTGCTCTCGCTACCATGGGTGATGCTAGTAGGAAGAGTAGTAGCCATTTGTTCATTCTTCCTTTTTCTTTACCATAGGACAGTTTATTGGACCTTTATCTTTATTAGAATTACCAGTAGACAAGCCAAAAGTGGCTAATGCACCAGTAAATACCGATGCCACGAACGTGATATCTGAGTTACCAGCTTTCTTAATCATAGGTATTTCTACGTAATTCATAGTTATGATAAAGCCAGACCAAACAACAACGCCAAGTCTGACGAATGTTCCAAGGATCTGGATTTGGTGTTCTTGATCTTCAGCAGCATCTTTTAGCTTTCCGAGGATTCCTTTTTTTTCTTCCGGTTTTCCTTCCATTTGTTAACTTTGGCTTGGAGTTGTTTCTGTACTTTCTTTTTGATTGGTTCAAATAAGGATTGAGTAAGAGTAGTTGTTGTAACTGCTATTACTGCTGTTGTTACAGCTGTTACCACTACCGCTGTTTCAGGTACTGGCATCTGTATATCTAATACAGGTATCTTTAAACTAGGTGGTTCTGGCTGTTCTGTTGCTTCGTCCGTTTTCGTCTCTGGAGGTGCCTCTAGATCGGCTGGGGGTACGATCATAGGTTTATAGGCTGGAACGTCTGCTGTAGGCGGTTTAAAGTACATCTGAGGGATATCTAGAGCCTTGGGTAGGTTAGCTCTAGGTATATCTATCATGCTTCTTTTTTATATTTCATAGTTCAGCACTCCATGCTAAGAAACCAGATGTAGTTTTATTAGAAGGTAAACACGCATGTCCAGCGTTCCAAGGACCGCCGCTAACTTCAAACTCAGTTTTAACTGCTCTTTGACTAGCTTTAGTAAATATTGGTACTGCACTACAAGTCTCAGAACTTGATCCAGATAAGATATAATAATCACTCGCTGTACCTGATTGTTCTAAAGCAGTAGGCGCTGCTCGCATGTCTACAGGAAATACTGTTACACCTTCAGCTTTATTTCCAAAAGGTGTCCATGCTGAGTCAACAATCGGTTCACCTGCTGCTGCTGGATTTATTTTATAGTAATAACGCTGGCATCTTCGTAATTCTTCAGCATAAGTCTTGTGTTCAAACTTAGTAGCAGCTTCTCCAACCTCTAACTGTACTCCAGTAATTTCAAATGTTGCATCATTAGTTGTATACCATGTGCTTGTATGATCGGGAGTTTGTGCTGCTCCATCATGTGTTGCCCAAGAATCTAATGACCTACTATCATTTGTCGAATCTGTGCCGCTAAACAAAGGGAAGTATATTTCTAATCCAGCACCAGTGTCATTATCAAACTGTAATCCTGAGTATCCAGGAATTGTTTTCGTAACTTTAGTCCAAGTATCAGCACTCAAAGATCCAGTTGACCAAGGATAAGAACGGATAGTCCCATCTCTATTAAACATATATCCATAAAATGTTTGTGCAACACTTGACTTGACCCAATAACTTATAGTGATTTTACTGGATGCATTGATATATTCCCATCCATTATTAGCTATATCTTGAGCTTCTATTTTATAACCAATCTCCATCCAATCTCCCGCACCAGCACCACTTGTTTGATTACCATTGGTAACTTTTAATGCCTTTCTAAAACCTAAAGTATATGGTGTTGTTCCACTTGCAACGTCAACTTGTGCATGTGTTGGTGCTTCATCAGCTCCACTAGACTTTACACTAAACCTATCAACACTTCCATAACCATCAGTTGTAGATGACGTGCCACGTTGAGCCACGGTCATCCCACCATTAATGATTAAATTTCTACCTTTTTCTGTTCCAATTGCAGCACCTCCAGCAAAAGTGACACTACCATCACTAGCCAACACTAAATTAGCTGTACCTGAATTACTCGCGTGGGTAATATTCGTTGTTTTTACTGTACTCATTATCCTGCAACCTCCATAAAAATTAGAGTTGAAACAGTAGACATAGAATTATTAACGTCCGAGTCTGCTCCTGATCCATAGTTTAAAGCCAAATTCTGAGCAGATGTATGTCCATTCCATAGCTTTACGCCATAAGTAATAGCACTTGTAGAACTCGGAGAGTGTAGGTATTGAATCGGTAGATTATTACCTAAATAATTACTTGGAGCTTCTGAATGTAATCTGGTTCTATTGCTTCCTCTGGCATTACCAGTAGCGGCTGTAATCGTACTACCATCAGCAGTTATTACAGCACCAACACCCCAGCCACCTCCAACAGGGTTTTCAACATGAAGCATCCCTTGGATTAAGACTTTATTTGATGTTGAACTACATGTAAATGATTGAGTCAATCCACTTATTACTGCGCTAAAAGCACCTTCTGCTACACTGTTTTCAACCCATGTATCGTGTTTAATACATTGTACTACTTGAAGAATTGCTCCAGGCGTTGTGGTTGTTCTAATA